ATGATTGAATTGAAGCAGACTGACACCTTCCGCAAGTGGCGGGAGAAACTCAAGGATGCGCGCGCCCGCTCGGCCATCGCCTCACGCCTCGACCGCTTGGCGTTCGGCCATGTCGGCGACGCCGAGCCAGTAGGGAAAGGTGTCAGCGAGCTTCGCATCAACTACGGCCCCGGTTACCGGGTGTATTTCCAGCAGCGTGGCGACACGATCTACTTGCTACTTTGCGGCGGTGACAAAGGATTACAAGCGCGTGACATCAAGACTGCGCTGCACCTCTCTGAACAATGGAGCGAATGACCATGACCGAGAAACTGACGAGCTACGATCCGGCCGAGGACTTGACCACTGACCAGGCCATCGCCGATTTCATGGCAGCCGCGTTCGGGACGAACGATCCTGCCTACGTTGCCCACGCGCTGGGCGTCGTTGCCCGCGCCAAGGGCATGACGCAGATCGCCAGCCAGACAGGGCTATCGCGCGAACAGCTCTACCGCTCGTTCAGTGCCGAGGGCAACCCGACGCTGCGCACGACATTAGCCGTGATGAAGGCGCTAGGGATCGAGCTCTCTGCGAAACCGTCTGGTGTTCACTGACCGGATGCGCGACAAGCCTTTAAAGAAATCCTATCTGTTTGTCATCAGCATCCCCTCACAGCGTGGTACTAACGGTCATCGCCTGCTGCTCCACATCCAGCAAGGTGACGTGGATAGTGAAGGTGCGGGTATCCGCGTCCAAGGCCATTGAGAAGGCGGTGAGGCGGCGCACCCCTTCGGTGGTGAGGATGGTGCGCTTGACCTCGCGCTCCAGGTGTACCAGGTCGGCAGGCCGCTCCATCAGGGGCAACCACGGCAGGCCGTGGTCCAGATCCAGGAACCAGTTGCCACGGAAGGAGCGCAGCCGTGTCTTCACCCGCTGTGCCACGCCATCGCTGGCAGCGGCATAGTTGCCGCGCCCGTTGCCGAAGGTCCAATCCCCTTGGCTGTCCACGCGGCGCACTCTCATTGGGCCGGGCCTGTCTGTCCTGGGCCGTTCTCCACGTTGTCGTGGGTGTGTGTCTCCAGGCGGATACCGTTTGATACGACGTCGCCATGACCACGGATGCCTTGGGTGAATTCCACGGGAAGATCAAGAACCAGCTTGGTTCCACGCAGTGTGATCACGCCTTGGGTATCCAGTTTGAATGAGGCGCGGCCATCCAGGGTGCGCAATACCACGCCGTCCATTTCAAACGTCGGAATGACATTGGGTAAGGAAGCAATTCCCACGCAGGCAACGGCATCCGACAGGTCATGCAGGCGATAGTCCACAGGCTCGGACGCACGGCCTGACTGGAACCAGGCATCGATGCAGCGATCTTAGAAAATGAGTTCACATTTATCATATTTTAGCATTAATAATCAATAACTTATCTTAATAATAAGCTCCGCAATGAGTAAAATTACTAATTGTTATTTTCAGGGGGTTTTTGATGGAAATGAGAAATTGCGGAGCAGATATTGGGTTTTCTGTCTTTGAACTTTAATCGTGAAACTCACGGCCAATTCATTAATAAACGCAATATCAAGAGCGAGTTTCGTTTAACGTGATTTCTTTACAAAAATATTTCGTTAATCAAAGCGGATAAGGTACCGGTAGAGGCGCTGCTCCAGCGCCTCGCGGGTGGAGCGGCCTCAATGGCCCCACGTCCGGCAAGGATTAAGATGCCGCATGAAGCGGGACGGTGGTATCAGAAAATGCCGCAACGCGATGTAAGGGTTTCGGTATCTGGCTTAAGGATATGGTGAGGCACCCTGTGTCATAACGTTGAAATTGCCACTAACGACCTGAGACGCACTTCATGCAACTGTTCTCTCATCTCACCACGTCTATAAAAAATTAATATACTCGACTGTAATTTAAATTAAGAAAATAACCTGATGAACTACAGCGTTATTCCTCCATATATTTTTTCAAAAATCATTGATACTGGTTCCAGTGACCAGCGAAGCCGTGCACGCAGTACATTGGCGCATGTCCAGATGCTGATGACTGAGACTAAAACAAAACCTGAAGGTTTACACATCACCACTACTGGTAAGCTACAGCGTGAGATTTATGATGCTCAGCAAACCCAGAACCTTCCAGGCACACTAGTACGCATGGAGAAGTCTCGAGAGAACGATGATGTCACTGTGAATGAAGCCTACGATTATCTTGGAGTAACATATGATTTCTACAAGGAAGCTTATCAGCGTAATTCACTCGATAACAAAGGGCTACCACTGAAAGCTACTGTCCATTACGGCAAAGACTACCAGAACGCTTTCTGGAACGGCCATCAAATGGTCTTCGGTGATGGCGACGGAGAAATTTTTAATCGCTTTACATCTGCCATCGACGTAGTGGCTCATGAACTGTCACATGGCATGACAGAAAGTGAAGCCGATCTAATTTATTTTCAACAAGCTGGAGCGCTGAATGAATCTATTTCTGATGTATTTGGCTCACTCGTCAAACAATTTAATAAGAAACAAACGGCTGACCAGGCTGACTGGATTATTGGTGAAGGCTTACTGATGAAAGGCATAAACGGCAAAGGAATTCGCTCCATGTCTAAGCCTGGCAGCGCCTATGACGACCCCTTGCTGGGTAAAGACCCTCAGCCCGCACATATGAACGACTACGTGCAAACACGCGATGACAACGGCGGCGTACACCTCAATTCTGGAATTCCTAACCATGCTTTCTACCTTGCAGCTATCGCATTGGGTGGTTACGCTTGGAAGATAGCTGGTTATGCCTGGTACGATACAGTATGCGACAAACATCTACCACAGGATGCCGATTTCAAAACTTTTGCTGAGTTCACGATAAAACATGGCAAGACCCGTTTTAACAAATCGGTGGGACACACTATCGAAACTGCTTGGCAGCAGGTTGGTGTATTACCATGACAGAGCCATTGCTGAGCTGAACGACGATATAGTCCTTGATATCGCTTGTGAAGGCGGTTGTGCTTGGATTCCCAAACTGGCCAAGCCAAGGCGTGTTACGTTGCGTCAAATGAACCCGCTGCAACGGGAACGTATCTGTAACACGCTTCTTCAGGTATTGCCGCTTGGTAAAACGCCAGGAGCTCAATCTTCTGTCGGGCGAGGTGATCAACGTTATTACCGCATTGAAATCAGCAATATCATTCAAAATCAGAAACACGTCGGAGACGGAGACACCATCATCCTCTTGATTCCCGAAGATCAAGCTCCACCGGAACTGGTTCAACTCTGGAAAGAGGGCGAAATAACGATCAGTCGGTAACACTTCACAATGAATTAAAACCAATCAACAAAGCTACTTCCGCCGAAGTTTTCCCACCAGGCGAATTCCTCCGCGAGGAATTGGAAGCGCGTCATTGGACGCAAACCGAACTAGCTGGAATCATTGGTTGTCCAGTACGGATCATCAACAAGATCATCTTAGGCAAGAAAAGCATTACACAGAAAATAGCAATCCAGTTAGGCGAATCGCTGGGGACTGGTCCGGAAGTCTGGATGAATCTCGAAAGCCAATTTCAATTTTCAAAGCATGCCGTACTCGCCAGCGACCATCGCTAACTATTTCTTACGCCGCGCCTCTAAAGAAGGGCGTGCACTCACCACTATGCAGGTGCTGAAGCTCGTCTACATTGCTCATGGTTGGCACCTTGGATTTCGGAAGGAGCCTTTGATTGATGAACCTGTGGAAGCGTGGCGGCATGGTCCAGCCATTCGCTCGCTTTACAACAAGATTAAAAAGTATGGAAGCGGTGCCGTTACTGAGTTGCTGCCTGTCAATTGGTTTTCTTTGCCAACTCCCCCTTGGGCCAATGTTACGAAAATCGACAAAAGTACAGCAGAAATTTTAGATAGTGTCTGGAATGGCTATGGACACTTTAGCGGTATTCAGTTATCAGAGATGACCCACAAAGAAGGTTCGCCGTGGTGGCAGGTATGGAACGGTCGTGAAAGTAAGGATACTGATGTGATAAGCAATGATCTCATTCAAGAATTCTATGAGCAGAAAATCAAAGCCCATAGCTATGGGAAGCTCTACGAAAAATATCGATCAAATCAAATCCAGCTTAACAATGAAACATTCATTGAGTGTGTTTAATGATGAGTAAATTGGCTCACAGATTGAACGATTTCCTGTCGGGATTTGGCCAGGCGTTTTCGCTGTGGCCTACAGAGTCCCTTGATCGTTACTTGGTGCAGGAAAGCCCCGAATCCCGTATCTATGAACACTTCGCGCGTGTTGGCGAGCATATGGAGTCAGCCATACACAAGGTGATGGAGGAGCAAAGCCTCATCGAAAAAAATGCGATGGATCAACGTCGCTGATTAATACGCGATACACGCCATGACGCGCAGGCCTGCGGGCAGGTTGTGGTGTTCTCCAAAGCGATCAATGGACACGGTGTGACCATGCCTGCCCGCCGATTCGGCTGTGGCGGCGTGGGCATGATCTGCCTCTGCTGTTACAGCAATGTCATGCACATGAAGCCCTGCGGCCTGCATACCGATGTTGTGGGCATGCTTGCCGTTTGCATCGGTGGTGAATCTGTGTAGATGCCCTCCAGTGACATTGGTCGTGACTTTGCCTTGATTTTGCTCATAAAAACCCATGTCTCTTCCAGAGGCATAGATCGCTCTGAAAGAACCCAAGATATGCGCGTGGTCACCGTCCCAAGAGGTGCTGCCTGTATGCTGGTGTAATCCTTGTTCGTCGGTCCATGCCTGGTGTAGATGATTGCCCGCCGCTGCTGCGCTGGCAGGGTGTGTATGGCGGCCTGCGGGATGGACGGTGACCGGATGAAGATGCGTACCGCCCTCCTCGGCGGTTGCGGTGTGCGCATGGGAGATCACTTGCCCGCTGGTGAAGGTGCCGACCAAGGCAGGGTCGGCGGTGTGAACGCCGACGGTGCCTTCAAGAAAATTGGGAATATTGAAGGTGCTGACACCATCACCGGCACCATAACGGGTGTTGATTTCCTCAAATAGGCGTGGGTACATGGCACGCGATACAGCACGGCCATCGCACAGCAAGGTGCCGGGTAAGGCGCGTTTGCCTGCGGTGTAGACAATCTGTCCAGGCTCGTACCTGGAGAGTGCCGTCCAGCGGTTGGGTTCATTCTGTAGCGGTGTATCGGTGTTGTTGTCAGCCGTGGACAGATACAGCCCGTAACGGCTTGCGTGATCCGGGCGGTATCGGACGATCACCCCACGCATGTATGAAAATGGCGTGCCGTTATTCTGTTCGGCGGTGATGAATTCAGGGCTGCCGTATTCTTGGTAGCCTTTGAGCACCGTGGTGATGGCGTGCAGCACGGCATTCATGACGGTGCGTTCTACGGGCTTGGCCGTCGGCTCCTTGGTTAAATCTTTTTGATAGTCCGGCCCCCATCCTTGGGTGTAGCTCACAAAGCCGTGACTGTCTTTGGCTTCGGGCACGTGGATCCTGTCCCCTTGGTGGGCAAAGGGGGTACGGAAGTAGTGTTCTGTCATGGGTTATCGCTCGGGTGGATCGCCAAAGGCGGCGTGTGTGTAGTTACGGTTGCTGCGCTCGTATCCGAAGGGCAGATGCGTCACAAGGTTGTAGCGAACCCGCACGCCTGCCGGACGTGGCAGGATGTCCAGCGCGGTGATGGCATAGCGGATGACGTCTGAAATCATTGCAGTACTGACAAACACGGTATAGCTCATGTCGTAGTGGTCCAGCACTGCGGCGCTGCCGGGAAAGATGAAGTCAAGCACTTGCTCCATATTGGGCGCGGTGCCGGTCATGTGATTTTTGGCAATGCGGCACTTGATGAGAAAGCGGTAGGCTGCATCGTCCAAGCTCAGATCGTGCCGCACGGGGGTGCGTTCACTGGATAAGACACGGGATTGACCGACATGCTGGCCGATGAGGTCAAGGTGTGTTCCGGTGGCGCGTTCGATATCCAATGTCTGGCGCAGATCGGCTAAGCCGTTCCAGGTGGTGCCGAAGGTATCGCTGATCAATGCCGCGGTGGCGGTGGCCCTGGGTTGGCCCTTGTATTGCCAGATCAACAGGTCCGCATAGCTCATCGCACGATGACCTGGAGATCGTTCATTGCAAAGCGCGCCATGCTTCGCACGTCGATAGGAATATTCTGCTCAGACAACGCTTGGCCTGCTTGACCGATCATCAGCGATGTCACCCAAAAGCCTGGGACGCTATTAATTTGGGTATACAGTCGGCTGCGGTGGACGTGCTCGCCAATCAGAAAGGAGCGCTCGGCCAATGCCTGTTTGATCGCATGGGTATCAATACCGGACGTGCTGCTATCGCGCTCTACTTCGATGCGGGCGGCGCAACGGACCATCGTTGGACGGTCAAAATAGATCTCTCTAGGTTGGCCGTGTGTGTTTTTAATCTGTACCCGCACCGCGCCACGCATGTTTGTCCCGAGCGTTTTATGGTGATAGATCACTTCAGCAATGGCGTCATCCCGGCCCCCCTCCACAATGACGTTAATGCCGTGGGCGGGGACTCCCGCAGCATCCACGGTATCGGTGAAGTTTTCTAAGCAGACGACGTGGCGCACGTCGGGCAGCCCCCAGAGCGTGGCTTGGATGCTGTCAGCATTGTTGGTGGATGTCTTGGCGCGACTTTTAAAGAAGCGGGCGCGCAGCGCCGCATCGGACTCTTCTTCTGCCCCTGCTTCGGCGTCCTCGGTCGTGAGGGCCGAGTCCCAGCCCAGGGCCACGGTTTCAATGGTCAGGGCCGTGTGTGCGGGGACGTCAACACGGCCTAAGGCGTCGCTGCGAAAGTCTGCATGGGCGTGGCCGGTGGCATCCAGGCGCACGGGTGACACGAGCTGCCAGCGGCAGCGATTGGGATCGGAAACAACATAACCTGCCGGGATCGGGGCATCGGGTGTGCCGGTCAAGGTGACATTGCGTAAGTAGCTGTAGCTGGCTCGCCTGCGGGTGAGGCCCGCATAGGCAACGCGTTGTTCTAGCCACGCGCCGCTGGCGTAATCCGGGTCCAGTTGCCGGTGGATGTCCGTGCCCAGTTCTTCCAGATCGGCTTTGATCTGTGCAATCAGCCCAATCAACTGTCCATCGGGGCTGTCAGGATCAACGTTGATATCGTTGCCGTAAATGGAGCGAAAGCCTTCTTGCAAGCGGGCAATGATCGTGTCCAGCCGTTCGGCTTCGTATCCGGTGGTGGTAACTTTTCCCATGGTTTAAACACTTAATAAATAATGGAATAAACAACGTCATCCTTAAATCACTAGACAATTTAAGTGTGTCGCTGGCGGCACATCTCTCGCCCTTACAGCGTGGTGCTAACGGTGGTGGTGTGTTGGTACGCATCCAGCAAGGTGACCTGGATAGTGAAGGTGCGGGTATCCGCGTCCAAGGCCATTGAGAAGGCGGTGAGGCGGCGCACCCCTTCGGTGGTGAGGATGCAGCGCTTGACCTCGCGCTCCAGGTGCACCAGGTCGGCAGGCCGCTCCATCAGGTCCAGCCACGGCAGGCCGTGGTCCAGATCCAGGAACCAGTTGCCACGGAAGGAGCGCAGTCGTGTTTTTACGCGCTGTGCCACGCCATCGCTAGCGGCGGCATAGTTGCCGCGCCCGTTGCCGAAGGTCCAATCCCCTTGGCTGTCCACGCGGCGCACTCTCATTGGGCCGGGCCTGTCTGTCCTGGGCCGTTCTCCACGTTGCCGTGGGTGTGTGTCTCCAGGCGGATGCTGTTTGATACGACGTCGCCATGACCACGCAGTCCCTGGGTGAATTCCACGGGAAGATCAAGAACCAGCTTGGTTCCACGCAGTGTGATCACGCCTTGGGTATCCAGTTTGAATGAGGCACGGCCATCCAGGGTGCGCAATACCACGCCGTCCATTTCAAACGTCGGAATGACATTGGGTAAGGAAGCAATTCCCACGCAGGCAACGGCATCCGACAGGTCATGCAGGCGATAGTCCACAGGCTCGGACGCACGGCCTGACTGGAACCAGGCATCGATGCAGCGATCTTGGAAGATCAGTTCACATTCATCCCCAGCAGCGACGGGAAAGGTCATCACAAAGCCACCGCCCCGTGGGAAGGACACCGGCACATCCTGGAGCACCGGTAAGGGCTGAAGGGAGCCATCGTTCCTCTTCTGCTGGATCAACGGCTGTACGGTCGCCGTTTGGGTGACTGGGTTAAAGCTCACGATCTGCCCAGGCAAGGCCACACGCAGGCGCTGGGCCAGCGCTTGGGTACTGCGTTGCAGTACGGCACTGAGGGAGGCGTTATTCCAGTCATCCGAAGTCATACAGACGGCCTCACGTTCTGAAAATCACCGCCCACACAGGTCACCGTACTGAACCAGGCTTCGGCCATGACATCGCCCATGTCATGCAGTGAGGTGATTTTGTAGTCGCCGTTGTAGATAGGGATGATCGAGTCCACGCGCACCAGGCCGCCAATGCGCAAGGCCGGATTGAGCAATGAGGTGATTTTTAATCCATCATCGGTGACTTCTGGGGAGCCAATCATGCCGGTAGTTTGGGACAGCAGCACGGCGTCACCGGTCAAGACGGTATCGGCAGGCAGTAACATCAGTTCTCCATCCTGAATGGACCAGTCCGCGCCATGATTTTTGGCCATTGCATCCAGCAAATCGCGGGTATTGCCCGACAGGACTTTGCCTCTGGAAAGGCCACGCTGTCCCTGCATCTGGACAGGTCCCAGCCGGGTAGACGGCATGGAGGTGCTCAGTGCACTCAGCACCTGGGCATCGGTCGCCCCTGCGGCCAACGAGAAGGACACGTGGGCATTGCGGTAGTCGTGATCGCCATCGCCGCATTCCAGTTCGATGACGTAATCCGTCCCATCACGCCGCACAGCAGGCTTGATAATGTCACCGACAAATAACAGGCGCAGCTCTGCGTAACCGGCCAGCAGCCGGACCCTGTTGTACTGTCGGCTGGTGAGCAAGCTCAGGTGATCACGGTTGAGATTCCATACGGTGATCTTGGCGGGGTTGGGGGTGGAATCGCTGGTTTTGCGGATGTCAAAGGCGATGCGCAATGTATCAATGGCGATGCCATCGTGGCTGGACCCCAGCTCCAGGCGATACTGGCGGCCAAACTGTTTCATGGGCGAACGTCGCGTTTCAGTCCGACAAACAGCAAGCAGCGTTCGCCTAGGTCCTGTTGGCGCATCGGGTCCATCTCCAAACCACTTTCATCTGTCAGCCAAAAGAAGTAATCGACAGGACGCCGCCACAGCAGGGGGACGCCCACGACCAGGGGGACGCCTTGCGCCACGGGCTGATCTAGGGTTGCGGTGTACACGTCCAGCGACCACAGGAGCAAGCGTAGGGTGTCCCCGGCCATCTGAAAGGATTGGGTTTGGTAGGGGCTGCTATCCACGGGAATCTGTCGCATTAGAACAGTCCAGACATCTGACGCAGCAAGGAGCGGTTTTTCTCGGTGTCGGCCTGCTTAGGGTGGGTCTGGCCGCTGTGGCGTTGCGCCGCGCCTTGGGCGGAGGCTCTACCGCGTTTGGGGGCGGGCAATGAGACACCAGAAATCGATGTTGTCTTGACGATGAACAGTTCTCGCACTGTCAGCACCAATTCAATGGAACCATCCTGGGTTTGTCTGGCCGCGATGGAAAGAATCAACATGTCTTGATACGTCTGGACGCCGGTGTGTACCTCCAGGGTCTGGCCGCTGCGTTGTAGATTCCGTAGGGCGGTGTACACCTGGGCAATGCGGCCTGTGGTGGCAGCGTCATCACGGGGGGGGACCGGCTGAAAATCCGGCAGCCAATCGGCCAGAGGGCGCACGGCGGGCTGGCCGTCGCTCTGCGGTGCAGTGGCGTGGCGGATCACCGAGGACAGTTCACGTTGGGCCACACGCAGGGCCTGAGCGGTGAAGGGCAGCAGGTCCGTGGGGAATGGGACGCGATCGGTCAGCAAACGCCATGGCTCGGCCCCGTGCTCCTCTGCGGCAGGGGCTGGGCTGCGCTGAGGTTGGTAGTCCACCACAATGCCAGCAATGGTGACGGTTTGCGGCATCAGGACGGCGTGATCACCAATCATCGCGCCAGACTCTACGGGGTTTTCAGTGATGCGCAGCTCGGCGTGGTGGGTTTCTTCAAGCACCGCATCCAGGGTGACGGTGCCGACGTGGCGGTGGGTCAGGGTGATCATGAGGGGGTGGAAACCTGTTTCGGTGAAGCAGGGAGTCAGCTTTGGAGATGCCCATTGGGCGATCTCATCTGCGCTACTATGAATACATGCATCTAAGTGAGGGTTTTGACATGGCGACTTCGATTCGCCTCTCTCCTGAAATGGAGCAAAGGCTGAACTATCTTGCCTCCCATACGGGACGCACAAAGGCTTACTACCTGCGTGAAATCATTGAGCATGGCATTGAGGAAATGGAGGATTACTACCTTGCTGCCGATGTATTGGAGCGTGTCCGTCATGGACAAGAACAGGTGCATTCTGCTGCCGACGTGAGGAAAACGCTTGGCCTGGACGATTGATTACACCGACACGGCCAAGCAGCAGTTACGCAAACTCGACAAGCACATGGCGCGGCGCATTGTCGATTTCATGGATGAGCGCATCGCCGGACTAGAAAACCCACGCAGCACTGGTAAAGCATTAACCGGACCACTTGGCGGCTTTTGGCGTTATCGTGTTGGTGATTTCCGGGTCGTCTGCGCCATTCAAGATAGCGTTTTGCGCGTCCTTGTAGTGCGTGTTGGTCACCGGGGTAAGATTTACCGATAAGTTGGGCGAAATCAAAACGCCACAGCACTGCCGGTATTGCGCAGTGCCATCTGGTGGTGTCGTTTGATGTCGGCGGCGGCTTGGCGACCAGCCAGGATCGGGTCGGCGGTGTGGATATCGATCTTTACTTCCTGTTGGGAATGGACGTTGGCCTGGGAACGGGCGGGCGTGGCGGCCTGAGCAGCGGCGTGGCGACCTGTCGTCTGGGCGGCCTGCACCTGTGCATTGACGCGCTGCGCCACGTCTTGGGTGTCACGACCGGCCTGCTTCAGTGTTGGAGCAAGCGCTCGGAACAAGCCTTTGATCCGCTCGGCCCCCTGGGCGATACGCCCGACGGTGCGATCCCATAGCGTCATGAGGGTGTCGAAGGCGCTGGTCAGGGCGGCGCTGATACGGGTGCCCATGGTGCTAAACACGGCCCGCAAGCGGTTTACGGCGTGATCGGCGGTGGCGATGCTGTGGCTCAAGGCCAGCGTACAGGCGTCCTTGATGCTGGCCCAGGTGGTCTTGGCGGCGGCGGCAACCTCTTGCAGCGTGTGTTGGATGGACCCAAACGCGGCATGGGCGGTGCGGGTGCACCAGTCCCAGGCCGTCCCCACTGCCTGCTTGATCGTGTCAAAATGCGTATAGATCGCATACGCCAGCAGGGCCACGCTGCCAATCACGACTCCAATGGGGTTGGACAAAAACGCGGCCCGCAACGCCAGCGCGGCAACCTGGAGCGCTTTCACCAACGGCCCCGCCAGCCACAGCGCCAGAGTGCGGCCTGCACCCACGAGGCGGCCGATGTTGCTCACCACCTGACCGATGGCCAGGCCCGCCAAGAGGACGCCAAGGGCTTTGAGTGCGGGCGTAAGGTGTTCAATCACCGCCTTGGCACGCTTGGCGTCCGCGATCAGCGGACCCCAGAAGGCACCGAGCAAGGACTCTCCGCCGTCCAGATAGGTCATCAAGTCATCGACCAACGCCACGAGGGCCACAATCCCCGCAATCAGCCAGGTGAGCGGGTTCAGTGCAAAGGCCCGGGCCAGCACCGCGCCCACAGCCAGCAGCACCGCTTTCCAACCGATGGTCTGGTTCACCGCGCTGTTCACGGCACGGATGAAGTTCCATACGGCGGTGCCCGCTGCAATCAAGACGTTGACTACTTTGCCGATGCCATCACGCAGTTGTTCTTTATTGGCAATCAACCAGTGTTTGGAGTGCTCAATCAGCCGGGTGAAGGCCGGTGCCACCCCAATGGCAATGTTGGTCCGTAAGGCCCCCAGCACGACGCGCAGGCGTTCCATCGCATCGCCATACTCCAGCGCGGTATCGGCGCCATCAGCGGTGATGACGCCCAGATCCTGTGCCTCTTGGAAGACGCCGTTTAACGCCTCACGACTCAGGCGCAGGGTTTGCAGCATGGTGGCATCCATGCCCAGGTTGGCCAGGATGGACTGCTGTTGTGGTGCCGACAAGCCACGGATCTTGTCTTGCACCTCGCCCAGCATGTCGCCGACAGATTTCACGGAGCCATTGGCCTGTCGGGCCTGCAAGCCCAGCTTCTGGAACACCATCGCCCCGCGCCCTACCCCATTGGCGGCTTCGCCTATTTTTTGGGACAAGGATTCAATAGAACGGGTCGAGGCCTCCACAGAGGAGCCATTCAAACGCGCCGCATAGCCCAGCTCCTGGAGGAAAGACAGACTGGCTCCGGTGCGCTGGCTGGCGCTAGTGAGGGCATTGAGTTCGCTGAGGGCGCTGCCGACAAAGCGATTCATTCCCGCCAGCGCCCCGCCCATGGCGGCGGCGGCCACCGTCACAAGGCCCGTGACGCGGGTCAGTGAGCTGCTAAAGGTGCTGAAGCCTGAGGTGTCAGCGACCGCGCCAAGGCGGATCAGGAATTCGTCGAGAATCATCGCAGGGGGTTAGCGCGTCATGCTGGAGGGCATCCCATTCCACCATCGCGGTGTGGAAGGCACAGAGGTCACTGAGGGAGTACACGGTACGCAGTTGCTCAAGATCGCAATAGCGGCGCATGATCGGTGCCCAGATGAACCAATCGGTTATGCCTGCGTGGGGGGCGGCATGGGAATCAGGTCCTGGAAGGCCGCCATGCCGCCAACGAAAAAATCGCTGTATTGATACTTGACTCCTTCCATCAAGACGCGCAGCAGATGGGTGCGGCGGGTGTTGAAGTGCTCATTGAGCCGATCTGGGCTGAGCCGGTAGGTGGTGCCCTCGGGGGTCTTGATCGCGGTCTGTTCAAACACCAGGGCTTCTATCTCGGTGACCGCAGGGTCGCCCAGGTGGCTTAGAAGCGTCCCTAGGGCCACGGAGGCGGCCCCTTGCGCGTTGGCCAGGGCGTCCGCATCGATCCCCCGCAGTAGCACCCCGGCGCGTTTGAGCGATTGCCAGGCCGCCATCGCATTCGCCGGGGTCATGACGTAGGTGAGGCCCTCTATTTCAAAACGATGTTCATTGTTCATGCGTTGCCAAAGCCTTTTTCTAGGGTGATCTCCATAACCTCGAACACCAGTGTCCAGGTTTCCGGATTGTGTCCCGCGCCTCGGGTAAACCCAGGGGGGGTTGTGAAATAGCCATTGGTGGCTGTCACCACGTCCTGATTCAACAGGTCACGGATATCCAGGGTGAAGGGGGTGAAGGACTGGATCGCGCCGCGTTGTTGGGCCAGTCGCCTGCTCAGAAAGGTGTTGTCAGCGCTGTGCTGTTTGATTTTCAAGGTTAAGGTGCCAGAACGATCCGCGTTGGCGATAAACACGCCCGTGCCGCTGGCCCCGATGGTGTAGGCACCGGCATCAGCATTGTGTTTGGCGTCGATGACGTCCGTGCCATCGGCCCAGTCTTTGATCTGGGTTCCATTGAGCAGCACCGACACTTGTTTGGGGTCGAAGACGGACATGGGATTCCTTTATCGGTCAAAGTGAATAATGACGTCCACCGCATGGATGGCACCGGCCAGCTTCACGGCGATCTGAAGTGGCGGTGCCCGGCGCGCTTGGCGATCAGAGGTCGATAAGGTGTCCACTGAATCAGCCCAGACATAAAAACCAGCCTCCAGGTAATCGCCCGTGGCCAGCGCACCGAAGGCCTCCCCGTTCCAGAGGCCAGGGGCCAAGGCACCGTTACGGACCCCTTCTTGGCAAACTTTTTTGCAGGCCGCGATCAGCAGGTGGGTGCCTGCATCCGTCAGTGGCACCTTCGTCGGGCTGCGATGCAGGACGGCAAACACCTCCTTTTGCACCGCATCCACCAGCCAATCCAGCAGATGGACTTCATCAAAGAAGCGCCCGCCAAGACAGGTACCTTCGGCCACCATCGCCACATCATCAACGTAGGCGTAATAGTTGATGCCTAAACGCACGCACTGGGCCACCTGGGTCTGTGTCAATTGATCTGCGGCCACCCCGGGCAGTTGCTTGAATTTCATGGTCAGGGCGGCGTTGTTGGCGCTGAAGTTCACCGACAAGGCACGGGCCAACCACGAGATCACCGCGTAGGGGTCCGTGGTGTCGTACAGCACCACGGTACGGTCATGCCCCGATGCATTGAGTTGTCTGAACACATTGGTTTTTTTAAAGTCCAAATGCGCCGGGTCGCGGGTCGTCCATCCCATGATTTTTTTGTCTGCCGCCTGGATCCAGGCGGAGGCGGATCGGATCTGCGTGTCTGTCAATGTCTCATCGGCCACCGCAGCGGCATACCAGCCTGGGGTGAGTGCCTGCAAGGCCGCAAAGGCCTCCGGCAGTGTCTCGGCCTCAATGGTGTCAGCGTTGTTGCCGATGGTCAGGCGGGCCTGATCGGCTTCAAGCTTCAGCCAGTGCCCGACATAGGTGCCAGAGGGACTGCGCTGCTGTGCATAGCCAATGGCGTGATTTCCTCCGGCCACGGCAGCATAGAGTTCAAAGCAGCCATTTAAAAATCGGCAATTCACTCCAAACTCATCCAGTGCTTTATTCAACACACCGGCCACCTGGGAGAAGGAGGTGGCCGTGGTGAAATTCAGCTTGGATAAGGTGACATCCACACCATAGATGCGGATGGAAAAGCAGCCGTCATCCACGCCCTTGTACCACGTCTGCGCCTGGGCAATCGCTCCGGAGGTGAGTGTCGTTGGGCAGGCGGCAATGTGTTGTTTAAAGCGATTCCAGCGCGCCACCATGAGCTGTTTGGGGCGGGGGCTTTGTGCAAAAAAGCGGCCGGTGGCGGCGGCGGTTTTGGAGTAGCTGCCAAAGGCGCGTTCTATCTCGTTTTGAGTGCTGGCATCCATGAACCGTGTTTTAGTATCGACAAACACGCTGCCCGCTTCGGGGGTGAACAAGGCCAGCCTCCCAAAGTCACGCCGGGAGGCCGACAGGGGCTGTGCATTGAGTTGCACAGTGACAATATTTGAAAGAGGTAGCGCCATTTACGGGGTCTCCGGTGCCGTCATGGTCACGCTGGCGATGTGACCGGTGCGGGTGTGAATATGGATGTCTGCGCTGTCCACAGCCGCCAGCGTGGTCACCACACGGTGGTGGTGGGTGATCTGTAATTCGATCCGGGCGCGGGCTTCATAGCCAGCGCCGACAATGGCCGAGAGGTCTTGGACAGCCGTGACGGACACCAGGCCCGCACGTAAGGCGCGCAGCCCTGCCGTGCCCGCCTCGCAGCTCAGTAAGGCCTGTGCCTGCAACAGCAGTTCATAAGCGCCCGTGCCGTAGGCATTCACACTGATGTGGTGCAGATAGGCGCAGGTGATGCTCTGCTGGCGGCCATCAAAGGCGCAGCACGCCGCTCCCAAGGGGGTAGAACGCAGGCGCTTCACCGTCACAAACGGTGCGGCTCCACAGGGGGCGGCCTGGTCGGCTGGCCGGACGGTTCCTTCAGGTAAGGCCAAAAGCCGCCGCAGCAGGTTGCGCAGTCCCGTCATGTCGAACGGCGATACCGTGGTAGTAGCCATACTCGGACCAGTTGGAAAGCTGGGTGATACGCCAGCGGGTGTCTTGGTACAACAGCACATCACCCACATCGATCTGATCTTGACTCATGATCTTTTTCGATGGGTGGTGGCGTTCTCCTTCCGGAAGCAATTGCACATCATCGGGCGTCACGGGATGGATAATCGCCAGCACCGTGTCCAAAAAATACTCCTGTTGCCAGGTGCCATCGGCCAGATACTGGCCATGACAGCGCAGCACCTGGACACGCTGGGCAAAGCGTGGATTGCCAAACAGCGCGCTAATCTTCAGCATCGCGCACCTCATAGGTGATCGACTGGAGCATCTGCCCGGTATCGATCAGGGGCGCACTGGACCCTTTGCGCTGGATCGTTTGGGGCGTCAGGGGGGCCAGATCCGCGTGGCGAATCGTCGCCTTGACATCGCCTGCGGCCACGGTTCCCAGTAGGTTCAGGGCGGTCTCTACGGTCATTTTGTCGTGCAGCACTGCGTGCAGATGCTGCGCGTGCAGGGCCACATACTTCTCCTGGTGCTCACGGATGGAACGCCGCACCACCGAGCGCTCCGGAATGCCCCGCTCTGGCGCACCCAATTCATGCACCGCCAACAGTCCAGCCGAGCCGATCCCGTCTTCCGTCCGGGCGTTCTGCGCCGCAGGAATGCCCACCACCACAGCGCGCTCCCCCAGCGCCTGAAGCCGCTGTGCGATGGCCTTCCATTTTTTGGGATCAGCCGACCGAAGGATTTTGACGGCACTCATGGGGCAACCAAGGCCCCCAGGCCGACCATCCGACGCAGCGCCAGGTAACGTTGTCCATACACCGAGGTCGTTAGCCAGGCGTCACTGGGAGTGCCAGAGGACAGCGCTGCGTAGCTGATCTGTAGATCACCGGCCCGCTCGGACACCACCGCGCCTCTGGCTCCGGCGCTGTGGTCGGCACCCAGACTAGGAGACGACCACAGAAAATGCGCTGCCAGACTGGCTAAGCCTTGCGGATAAAAATGCCCCCATCGGGAGGCATCCAGCCAGAGGCGTGCATCGTCAATGACCTGTTCCACCCGGTCTTGTGGCAACGGTTCAAACTCAGGGTAACGCGCCAGGAACGTGTGAATCGTCAGTGACTCGGCCATGATCAGGTCCTTCTGGATTTGCCTGGTTTACCCGGTGCAGCGTCATGCGGGGCCTCTTCTGTGGCAGGCCCCGTTTCTGTCGCAGGGTCCTTCTCCCCTTCACCACCCCCCACTGGGGCGTGTGACGGTTCCACCTCCTGCTCCACCAGATAGCCATTGTCAAACCACAGGCCAATGCCAGGGTGCTGCCGCAGCTGCTCCACGTGTGCGGCCTCCAGGGCCTGGGTGCGTCCGGCCTGGATCGTCACGCCATCCAGGGTGACATCACAGGTGCGGGTATTCCTGAGCATGATCGTGGTCATGGTGCTGCGTTCTCCCAAAAAAAAGCGCCTCAGGGCGCTGGTGTAGTCGGTGTTGAATACAACTCAAATGCCATCGGCATACAGGGCGGACTTGGGATAACGAAACTCCACGCCGCTGTATTTGTATTCCCCTGGAATATCAAACCTCAGGCCCTTGGGTTGCGGGGGCAAAAACCGGATGGGCGTGGGCAGATGCAGCACCAGCTTGGTGGGGTTCTTCGTATACACCATGGCGCGGGTCGTGCCGCCTTCCCCTGCCGTCTCTAAGCCGTAGCCGGTGCGGACGGTCAGATCAAGGCCACGCTCGGCTTTAGCAATGTTGTTTTCCAACACGTAATGCAGAATGGTTTTATCGCTGTTGTCACTGCGCGGGGTGGAGACAAGATAGTTCATGACGCGACCAGGCAACAGCACGGTATCAATCATCTCCACGTAGTGGGTGTTCATCCAAGCGCTGGAGATCAGCTGATTGAACAAGGCCAGCACCTGGGCGGGCGACTGACCGATCCAAGGCCCCGCCGTGTTCAACAGGACCGGCACGCCAGGATGGGTATACAGGCCGGTGAGTTCGTCCTCACCAAACAACGCCACATCGTTGATATGGCGCTCATAGGCATCCATCGCCGCATCGGCCCGCGCGGTATTCAGGGGTTTACGCAGAAAGGCCGATTGGCGCAGTTCCTCGGTGGTGTAATCGTAGCCAATGGTGCCCAGCACCACAGGCACGCTCTTTTGTGCGTAGGCCACATCGACCGTCGGAATATCTTCGCCCCGTCCAGAATGCCGCTTGCCGCGTCCGGAATAGTCATACATTTGATAGGTCACCGAGGTGGCGTACTCGCCCGCTTCGGTGCTGATGGGCACCAAATCCCGGTACTGGATGCCTTGGCGCTGGCGGGCGTAGATCGTCGATTCAACATGGGTCAGTTGCGACACCAAAAACGCCAGCGCCTGGGTGGCATCGGATGTCTGATACCGCGCATCGGTCAGCAACATCGGGGTCAACGCATCGGCCATCTGACGGCGGCGTATGTCAATCATGTTCATGCAGGTCCCTTAGTTAAGAATGCGGATCACGCCCAGCGCCCCGGGGGCGGTGGTGCTGTCCCAGAGGGCCTGGGGGTAGGGAATGGTTTCTGAAGCGATGGCGGCGGATCGGGCCGCGCCCAAGGCCCCCGTTCCTGCAATGCGGATCAACACCGGATCATCCGGGCGGCAACCATCCTCGCAGATCACCCAAATGCGACCGATCTCCAACACCGGCACCATCGCATGGGGGGCATACCGGACCTCTCCGGCCGCATCAGCCACCATCGTGACGTGGCGGACACTGATCCCCAGGATGGCGGCGTCTGCGCCATCGGGAGCTTTGCAGGTGGCGTCTTTGGGGCCGCGTGCCACGAACAGGCCAAAATCAATGGGCCTCTGGCCCTGGTTCTTGTAGTTGCACAGGCGGCTGGTGTTCAAGTCGATGACTTGCCCCGCAACGCCAAGATCAAGTAAGCGCCCACCATAGGTGGATAAGTCAATTCCGGACATACGTGTTCCTTCGGGTGCTGAAATGCTCTAGGTGGTATGGGTGAGCTGCTGGATATACGCCGCTCGCGGGTCCAAGTCGGCATCCGATGTCTTGACGATCTGACGCCGTAACGCCTCATTCACCGCCTCAGCAGCCAGCCCTGCCGAGGCCGTCACCGGTGTGGACGCCAGAACGTGAAACGCCAGGTCGATCGCCGTCTGGGCGGCATCGGCCACCCGGACCCCGCCCAGCAGGGTGTCAATCATGGCCGTATGCGTGGGGTGCAGACGGCTCACCACGTCACGGCGGATCGCGCTGCATGGCTTGCCATCGGTGATCAGGCCCGGCACCAGCCGCCGCGCATCGCCCATCTGCCGTGACATGGCTGCAATCGCTTCATCCCGCTGCTGCGGGTCCTCGTCCGCAGCGCGGGCCGCCTCCAGCGCCGCCAATTGCTTGGACAGCTCCGCAATTTTGGCGACCAACTGTTCCTTGGTCAGCGCTTGGCCGCTGTCCAGTTTGATGGGGGCCTGGGCGGCGTGCAGATCCTCTTCCAGGGCATCCACTTTCTCGGTGGCCGTCTTGAGCTTGGTCGCCAGGTGTTCAACCGCGCTGGCTTCCGTCTCTTCAAGTTCTAGGCTGATACCGTCCACACTAATGCGGCGCTTGGTCATGGGGTGTTCTCCAAAGGGTGGGGGTAATGCAATGTCACGATCGGCCACGCGGCACTGGGGTCCAGCACGGCCCGCCGCAACGGCGGCAATGTGGTTGCCACGGATCCGAATCTGTTTCACCTCGTAGGCCTCGCCCTCCGGGGTCCAGCCCAGGGTCCAGTCGTACTCGGCGCTGTAGCCGCCGGAGAGTTCTTGTTTGCCAGCCTCAATCTTTTCGATGGTCGCCCCATCGGTAATCGTGAGATCGGCCACCAGATACTCCCCTTCGCGCCGTGGATGGCGGGCAAAGCCCACCGCATGGGCGCGCCAGTTCTCGGCGGTCACCTCCTCATCCGGATGCTCATCGGTGATCGGGCGGCCATCAAAGCTGGCGATGGCCTCGGCAGCAAACACTTCTTCAGGGGGGCGGTAGACGCGAATCACCCGCTGGGGATCGGCATCGCTCAACCCTAATTCGTGGGCGGCATAGTGCTGGATGCCGATGCGCGCAAATCGGGCAGGCACGATCAGATACCCTTCCGGCGTCTTGCGACGTTGGGTCAGTTGGACATCCAAGGTGATCATTAATGGCCTTCCAGCGTCACATTCGGAATCGCCACACAGCGGCAGTTGTAGTCCTGTCCCGGATGCCCCGTCGCAGGGGGATCGCTCCAGCGGAACACTGTCCCATCATGGGCCGCATGATCCTCACGCACCCGTTCATCTCCTGAGGTCTGCCAGGTGTAGGTCGTTATGCCCAACCCCACTTGCCGGATTTCATTCAACGCCGCATTCATTTTTGATGTCTGATCCCGTGCAATGAATTTGGCCCGTGATGCCGTGGCATCGGTGATCTGTTCCATCTCCTTGGCCACGACGCTGGCGCGTGTGCCCTGCATCACGCCTTGCAACACAGCAGTCCCGATCTTGTCGAAATACTGTCGCTGCATGGAGGTGATCAACTGGACATTGACGGCACGGGCCGCGTGTATCTGCGTGCGCACCTCCTGGGCCAGCATCAATGACGTGATGTCGATCCCGAAGGCGCTACGCACCGTACTCCCAATCGTCTGTACCACCTGACGGTCCACACGCTGCACCTGCTGCGCCGCGATCCGCTCGGCCCATTGAGGCAAGCCGCCACACCGCACCGCCGCCCGCCGCAAGGCCGCTTCCATGGCCTGCATGAACTGGGAGGCCAGATAGCCCTGTGGGGCGCTGCCGTCAGGCGCATCACGTGTCATGTGGGGCGGCGATGCGTGGAGCACCGGCAGCACCTCCTCCCGCACCGCCTGGTGCAGCACCCGCACCAAGGCCAGCAGTTCATTCCGGTACGTGGCCTCAGCGTGGCGGCTGGGGCGCGGCGGGCGTAACTGCCGCTTCTTGACCCGGCGTCCCTGCAAGCGCAGTAGGTCCGGTAATGTCAACATCTGGAACCTCCATTCCGTGGGCCGACAAAGATGTCCTTGCGCTCATACAAAGTTTTGTATGATGGCGCATGGTAGGACCCAAACCGATTGAATTCAGAGGCAGTGCTCTTGACGACTTACGCGCTTTTCCAGTGAGCGTAAGACGTGAGGCCGGGTACCAGCTTCACCAAGTGCAAAACGGACGCGACGCGGATGACTGGAAGCCCATGCCCACGGTAGGGCGTGGAGTCCGCGAGATTCGTATCCGTGACGCAGACGGCGCTTTCCGCGTTATCTACGTTGCCAAGTTGTCCGAGGCTGTCTATGTGTTGCATTGCTTCCAAAAGAAAACTGAGAAAACCACCAAAGGCGATCTTGATGTAGCGGCTAAACGCTACCGTGATCTGTTTAATGAGGTAGGACAATGAGCAACGAGCGATTCACAAGTGTGTGGGATGCCATTGAGGACACTCCCGAAGCCGCCGAAAACATGAAGTTACGTTCCGCACTCATGATGGCCCTGAAACAACACATCGAAACGGCTGCGCTGAGTCAGTCTCAAGCCGCTACGCTGTTCGGTGTCACGCAGCCTCGCGTGTCAGATTTAATGCGCGGCAAAATCAACCTGTTCGGCTTGGATGCACTGGTCAACATGGCGGCGGCGGCTGGCATGCATGTGGAAATGCGCGTGCTGCAAGCGGCGTGAGTGCTTCGCCGGTTTTTTATCTGACCACTGCATGATTCCAATCGCAGCCTATGTATTGGAAGCGGGTGCCGTCGTTTCTACCACTGGCAACACATCTGGAACCTCCATCGCCTGAGACAGTTCCGCCGCCAGCCTCACATCGCGTTCGGTGAGATTTGAGTACGTCTTTTGTTCCAGCAGCTCGGCACAGGGCACCTCTGGACCGATGACGCCATGCGCCAGGTACATCTGATCACGCTCGGCGCGTAGCTTCTCAATGGTTGCCCGTTCTGTCTCGCTCATCTGCCATAGCGAATTGAACTGAATCTCTAAATCCTGCGGGCACTCCCCCACAGACGCCCGAAACAGCACGGCGTACAACACCCGCAGCACAGGCCGCAGCTCGTCCTCCTGCTGCGCCTTGATGCGGTCGTAATAATTGCGAATATCACTGTCACCCGTGGCGTTCATGCCCTTGGGGGACTGACCGAACAACCGCGTCGCCGGAATATCCGCCGCCCCGGAAATATCCATCATGAATTGCTCAATCACCTCTTTGACGCCCGCAAAGTGATTGGTTTTCTGGGTGTATTCATCCTTGGCATCCAACAACAGCATCCGATTGAACGATTTCATCATGGCCGCTAACTGAAAACGCTTGTGTACCTCTTGCGTCCCTTGGTCGGAGGAGAGCGTGTCGCTGAGTCCAGAGATCCGCAGCACATCCACCACCGCCTCAAAAAACATCGACGCCGTGCCCTGGGTCGCGGTGTCATAGCGGCTGAGCGCGTTGTACATGGCCTGCAATACCGAGTCATGCCAGTAGCCGTTGCCTCTGAATGCCTCCCAAGGCAGTTCCGCGCCAGAGAAGGCAATCATTCGGGAACGATCCACCCGCTCCACCGATCCGGCAATCTGATAACAGCGCGGTTGCCCGTAGGTCTCACTCAAGGGGTCCTGGTCCATCTGACCACTGCCCAGCGCCACCCGCCAGCGATCCAACACCGTCAGCGATAACCGGGTCCCCGGCATGACCGAGGCCGGATCAAACGGCAAAGACGGGTCTTGTCCATGCACATTGATAAACAGCACCGCCCCCCCGTACAACCGTGCCCAGGCCAAGGCATCGCGCACCTTGGCGCGCACGTTCAACGCCTGTTCCAATCGATACATCGGCTCCAGCGCATCGGCCTGCATGCAGGTCTGCAACGTGACCCATTCCCGCGTCATGTCGGTCGCTGGAATATCTACCACCTTGCGCGCCAGCCAATTGGTCCGGTACATCGCCTCCAGTTCCACACGATCAATCACCCGGGGCAGCAGGTACCGCCCATAGCTCATCTTGTCGCGCTGATCGCCCAGTCCGGCCACCAGGTTCTGCAAGTTGTCCACGACATGCTGAGGTGACGCCCCCGGTCTGGAGCGCGTGGCACGCGTGTTGCGATTGCGGCCACTCACACCCAGCGACTCCAATCACTGGACGGATTGGCCAGCAAATCGTTGATTGCATCCACCATCGGATCAATCTGATCATCGTGCGCATGCGTGCCATCGGCGGTGAACGCTTCACACTCAGCCACAAAATCTTTCACCCACCCCGCCTGCGCTGGAATCACCACCCACCCCGCCTCAATGTAGGACACCACATCCATCACCCGCGTGAGCTTGTCGGTCACCCGTGCAATCCCAGTCACCGGAATCCGCCCCTGACCGGAACCACCTCTGGCAATGTCCTGAATTAAGCCCGTGCCGCTAGATTTGTCCTCAATCTTCATCTGCCGAATCGGCGCTGAAACCTTATGGTCGTAGGCGCGATGCGCATTCCAAAAATCAATCGCCCGCCGCTTGAGTTCCGGCGCTTCCCACTTGCCGCGAATCATGTCCAACAAATAAATACGCTTGTCCTCACCCAAGCCCCATAACTGGAAGACGCTGTAATCATTGCGCTCAGCCGTCTTCTGCGCCGTATCGCCATACACCGTGCGCGAAAGAAGGCGCGGCAGCACCGTATAGCGCCCGAATTGATCACCCTTGATGATCCCACCGCCCAGCGGACTGGGCCGCTGCTGATATTGGCCGCTGAACACATAGCGATCCGTGGCTTCCAACGCCAGCAACTCGGCTAACGGTTCTTTGTACGGCCAGTAGCTATAGCGTCCGTCCTGGTCCTGCACATCACGCACCACCTGCCCTTGCACGTGCTCCGGCAAACGGGACACGTAAGCATCATCAATCAATGCCGGAATCTCAATACACTCCCATGCGCCCGGGAATCCCCCAGACTGGATGAACCCCGTTGGATCGTCCTGCGCCAACCGTTGCATGATCACAATGATCGGCGTGTCCGGACTGGCTTTACGACTCTTCACCGTGGACACCAGCTTACGGTTGGCCTTACTGCGTCCCGTCTTGCTGTAGGCATCTTCTACCTTCAGCGGGTCATCAATAATGATCGCCCCCTGCCATCCCGGGGCCATGTGTCCGGCACGGAAGCCCGTCACCTGTCCGCCCAGACTCACCGCGTACACCCCACCGGCTTTCTTGCCATCCACCACCACATTCCAACGCTTCTTGGACTTGGCATCGTCAGCAATCTCCAACGGCCACAACGCACGATATTCATCGGACTGCACAATCTCCCGCGCCGTCTCCGAATTCAGCAACGCCAAATCATCCGAATAACTAATATGCAAAAACCGCGCATACGGATTCAGCGCCAACCCTCGCGCCATCACATTAATCGCCACAAGCTCCGTTTTCGATGATCCAGGAGGCACGTTAATCACCACATCCTTCCGCCGCCCTGCAATCACATCATCCACCACACCAGCAATCACTTGATGGTGCCAATTCACCCTAAACCGCAGTTGCTGACGCTGTTTGAAAAAATACCGTGTGAAAAACAAATGATCTGCTTCGCACCGGGCCTTGATCACCGCTTGATCAATGGCCTGTTCAGTACTCAGCCTCAAGCCGCTTGAGGGCCGAGGCGATTTGCTTTTCATCGACTAACGCCAATCCCACCTTTTGTTCAATCGCCTCCCCATCGCGCCCGGACACCTCAACGCGTTGTGTGTCTTTCCAGCCAGCGCGTGTCCTCAGCCAAAAGATGATGGCTGTAATATTCGGATTGGTGCTATGCGTGGCTAACCGGAACAAACTTTTAGCCACCTTTGCATTGGCTTGGATATGCCCAGTATCTAACTCCACGCGGTAGTGCTTGCGCAGCGTCGGCGCACTGATTTGCATCACCAAGGCAATCTCCGCATGCGGTATGCCAAACGACGTCAATTGTTTCGCCAGCAGGCGATTCTTATCCGTTGGCACATGTGATTTTCTTCCAGTCTCTGCCATCAACGATCTCTTTAGGAAAAATAAAACATCCGCGTTTTTTTCGTTTCATCGCCCTTCTTTTTATAGACGAAAAAAACTAAAAAAACTGGCCTCATTCGGCCTCTTCACCACAGCCATCTGCGGACCACGGCTGCCCGACGCTGGCCGCCTGTGCCCATGCCGCAACACAGCGCACTTGCGCCGCACACTGTTCATAGGCAAAACGCCATCCCAACGTCTGATTCAGTCAGTCACGCACCGTGTCCACACGCCCTAATTCCGGGGCCTCACACGGCTGCAACACCCCCTAACGCGGGTCTGCCTCACCGTGACCGGCTTGACAGCCGTCCCTGTCGAGCAAGCACCCAAGCACATCAGGCACATCCCTATCCAAAAAAGCTTTCGCCTCATCATGAAAGTGCTCCAGATGCGTGATGCGCTGACGCAACACACGGTCGCGCACCGTGATCCGATTCAAATCCGTATGCAGCCCCGCAATCGCCTGCCTGTCGATCTCACGTAACGCACGTAGCCGCGCAATCGCCGCATCTTGATCGCGATTCATCGCGACCTGCGCATCCAACGTGCTTTCCACCGTCGCTAACTGGCCTTCCAGCTGCGCCGCCCGCTGCGCTAATTGACTGCGCTCGGACCAGGCCAGCACCGCATGCGCGACCAACGCCACCAACGCACCAATCATCATGTACTCAATCAGCAGCCGCACACTGGGCAAACGTGTTGCGATGCGACGCAGTGTATTAACGATCATCTGTATTCCTTCTCCCCGTGCCGAGCTTGGGCACAATCACGTTCTGAATCAGCTCTAACGTCTGCGGTGTATCAATTAAACCGGAGGCAATCACCGCCGCCACCGTGAACGCTTGGCTCATCTCCAACCATTCACACACACACATCACAAATAAACCGACAAACCCCGCAATCCCCGCCTCAATCAACACGCGGGAAACCGCCAGCCTCTGCTTAGCGTCCAGTGCACGCATTAAATAACTCAGCGTCCCCGTGGCCATCGCCAGGCACACATAAAACGCCTCCTTCCACCAGGCAGGCAGCAGCGAGGGATCAATCACGGCGGCCCTTGCTCTTCAAAGCGGCACGCTGTTGCTCCGCTTCGGCACGCCAGTCACCGCCTTCAAACAATGCACGTTCGGCGGCACGTCTGATGATCAAACCCGACTGGATACTGCCCCCCGCCCATTTCCACACATGAAATTGCTCCAACGCGCCAGCCACATCACCGGCGTTGAGTTTGCGTAACAGCGTCGAGCGGTGGAACGCCCCCGTACCTATGTTGAAGCTCAGCGATACCAACGCATCAAACTGCTGTTGCTTGAGTGGCACACGCACATAACGCCGCACCGCCGGTTCAAACTCTTTGGCTAAGCGTGCACGTAACATCGCATCGGCTTCCTGCTCATTGGCAAGACACATATCAGGCGTCACATGCTTGCCCGTCTCGCCGTAGCCAATCGTCAGCGCACCGCCTTCGCATAGGTACGCCTGCAACCGCAAACCCTCAAAAAACTTGATCAGTGCAATGCCTTCTTCACCAATGGTCTGCATGGGGGACTCCAGAACGCAAAAAACCGCCCGAAGGCGGTCGCTGACTTTGAATAAAAAAAAGCCCTGCTGAGGTGGGCAGGGCGCGAGTAAATCATTCGATGAGGGCATAGCACCACTCAGGCGCGTAGATTAGGGGGGAAAGTGTTGCAGTATCAATGCAACACTACGCGACGACTCAGGGGAGTTGCATCGCTACAGATACTTATTGGTTGAGTGGATGCTCGGCGATGAACTGACGCAAGGCCGCATTCACACGAGTTTGCCAACCCTTGCCTGTGGCCTTGAAGGCTTCCAGCAGATCAGCATCCAGGCGAATGGCAGTGAACACCTTGGTTTGGTCTGCCTTCGGGCGACCTCGGGGGCGCTTCATGGCGACCAAGGCAGTGTATATCTCAGGGGAGAATGCTTCACAGGCAAGCTTGGCCCCCTTATGCCATTGGCTATCGAGTTCACGCGCATCTACATCAGCGGCGATGCCCGCATTAATTACCTCTGTTTCGTCGTGAGTGGGGATCATCGTCCCCTGTTTAAGTGTCGGCATAGCTTTTCACCTCTCTTGAGTTGGCCTTACGCAGACTGATGACCCGTACAGCATCACCACGAAGGCAAAACACCATCACATGCAGACGGTTGCCGATATACCCCTTTGCTTCAAAACGGGGTTCTGCATACTGTTTACGTGTGTCTTCACGAACCACGGCGGTTTCCCACTCAAAACCATCGGCATCAGCGAGCGACAATCCATGCTTGTCAAGATTGCTTTCGCTTTTAGCAGAATCAAATTCGTAGTTCATTTAAATTATTGTATAAATAATAAATCGACGTTACCAAGCTTTTTATATAAACAGTTAAGTTAATTTAACTAACGCTGCACCTAACAACTCATCTCGGGAAAGCCCCTGACTCATACGTTCAATGGTTGCCTTTGCAACATCATACAAATGCCAGGATGGAAAGTGAGGGTAAGTACATCGTTAGCCATCACGCCACATTTCTGTGCAATACCTCTTGCAGCTGCGTCGCCGCCTGCCGTTCCGCAGCACGCATCCGCTCCAAGAGCCACTCATACACGCCGCACCATGCTCTGCGGTAGGTGGATTCATCCCGGCCAATCGCAGCGGCGCGCTTGCAATCACTCGCGGGAACCGCACCGCTCCCCCCGCACGCCGTGCACACCTTCATTAACGCGCCTACACGCCGTTCCCCCCGGCCATGACAGCAGGGGCATAACTGCGGCTTAGACAGCTCATCCACAACCGCCGCAACCAGTGCCGGTAACATCTCCAACGTCGCCTGCGGCCACAGGTGGGCTTTGACCTTGTCCAGCTGTTCCTCCGCACGCCTCAGCGCAGCCTGCTGTGCGCTTGTCGTCGCTCGGGTCCACCCCATGCACGCTTTGACAATGCCCACATCGGTACGCGCTTCCAGTAGGCGCTGCTGCTGCCGTCGAATCTCCGGCACCACCAAGGCCACCGTCGCATCGCGCAAGGAGCCACGCCGCAACGCTGCGCCATCCGGCCACCAGCACGCTTCCAGCACCTCGCGCCCCAAGCCCGCTGGGGTGAGCGCTAAGGCATGGGCAATGTCCTGCGCCGTCAGCTCAGGCACACCACCAGGCAGCGTGTCGTAGCGGATCGTGCTCGGGTTCAAACGAGCCAGTAAGCGTCGCGGATCAGTCATGGCGGATGTCCTGTGGGTTTCACGTCAAAAGCGGTGACCAGAAGCAGTCACCAGGCGCTTCATAGCGCTCAGGTAGGCATCACCTGAATAAACGTTGGTCACACGGCCATCACCACGGATGGGGAGGATCAGAATGCAGGATTGGCGTGCGGGCGTGGCCCTCCGTTGCTTGCTTGCTGCGTGATGCCCGTGATGGTGATGACCACCTGTCCGGCGTGGCGTACCTCATCCTCAACCCGCGGATGGGATACAAAACGCCGGTCATCAATGCCCAGCGCATCGGCAATGCCATCCCGGTACGGCTTAAACCGCGCCAGCATGTTGTCATCGTCAGGCAGACAGCGTGTGGGTGGATAGAAGCTAATCCATAGATCCAGGCGTCCCTCAGCAGACAGCGACAGGCCACCCCATCCCGCACGCCGTGCCATGATCTGGGCGTAGCCTCTGGCCTGTTTTACGGCTTTGCTGCGTCGTGTCCAATGCACCCGTGCGTTCGGTGACAGGTCCTTGGACGGCCACGGCAATGTTAAAGATTGCATCTGCTTCACCCCTGCCATGCCGCAGGCAGCAATAGGCATCGCCTTGCTCATATCACCCCCGATTCAATCAGCTCATGCGCCTGATTCCGGCTGAGGTGGAACTCGGCCATGATCTTCTCCTCACGGGCGGCCAGCTCAGGGTGATGAAACATGCTGCTAATTTCCTCCAGCGCTGCTTGAGCCACCTCAGGGGAGGCCGGTTGGGGCGTTGCGGGCTGTTGCGCCTCAATCAGGGCAACAGGCACCGCTGGAAGGACGCCGCCACGCATCACAAAGTCTCGTGCTTGCTCGTAGGCCTCACGCAGCATCCGATCAGCCTCAGCACGGCTGGACTGGCAATAGCTCCATGGGTCGATGAACTCCCAGCATTTGGCTACAAACGGTGTATTGCGTTGCGTGCTGCCTGCGGTGAAGTGACTCCGTACCGCCGCCAGGGATGGCACGCCTAAACACATGCTACGGAACCGTGGCGCACTGGGCGGAAACTCGCCGCCTTCAGTAATGCACGCCGCCAACCCGTCCGCAAACTGAGACGCCTCCAGCCCAACCAGCACCTTCTGCCAGGTTTCACCGTCCATGGTCAGCGTGCCATCTTCTCTCTGTGCCGACTCCCCATGAGCGCTCACCCAGGTATTGCCATACAGGGCAATCATGCGTTCCCACAAGCGGCGCAGCCAGGGGAACGGGATCACCGTGGCTTGCGCAAGGCAGGCGGTGTTACTGGAGCACTCCGTCACGCAGGTCAAAGGGTCTATGGAAGACGCGGGATCGTTCTGCGGGAGACAGTCGCATAGGTTTTGAATTGTATTCATGGCGTTGATATCCGTGCTTCATGGAGCTGGTTTTGTCTTCGGCAGCGCGGCGAATCCAGTTACGCCAGGTGGCCTCCCAATCCTGTTTGCGCCCCTTGGCTCCGGCCACGCTGCGCCAGTAATCGCGGAATTTCTCGGCTTCGTAGCGTCCATCCACACCCTGCTGGGTGGCGTACAACACATCACCCTCACTGGGTGCCCAGTCATCGGGCAGGCGTGAGCCGTGAGGCGAGCGCTTGGGTTTTCCGGTGCAGCCGGTGGCGTTGCCGTTCTCAGCGAATACCAAACTCTCTTCCGAACGCAGTGAGGAAGAGATAATGGGGTCTGGGGTCTGGGGTCTGGTGGGCTTTTGATTGGGTTTCATTTGGGTTATCTAAATCAAAGTCAGCGGGTTTCTGTTGGGTTTGTGTCTGGCTATCATGATGAGCAGAATTTCTAGGTCGCCCTCCCTTTTTGCCGTTCTCCTGCTGTGCTGCTGCCCTTGCATGAAAGCGAGCGATTTCCTCATCACATCGCTTGTTATGCCAGCCGTCGTCTTGCAATAAGAAGAATTCATCAAGCACCACATCAACCGCGCTCTTCTCTTTTTTGCTATAGGCACGTGCGATGCGGTGCGCCTTGTTAGCCGGTATCGGTTGTTCTGTGGCGTAGTAGCGATCTAACAGCAGGCAGTAAATGCCGTGTTCGAGCACCGAGAGGTACCCCGTGTCACGGGCGTAATCGCCAATGTGGCGTTCGTAATAATTCATGCCGCCTCCCTCAGACACGCGATGACGTCTGGATTCCACAAGAGTTGATAACTGCTGTGCCCGTTGCGCGAGTACGGAATGGCTTCACCCCACACGCGACCGGCTTCGGTCAATTCCCACTCGTCACGTTCATTACGGAATTGCAGGCCACTGGAGGCTAATAACTGGTTTGCTGCCTTGGCTGAGCAATGCAGCCGCTTGCCTAGTTGCGTGGCGTTGAGCATGCAAAGCGGGTCCCGCAGTGCAGGCAACGCACGGCGTATCTCTTCGGTTGTTAAATTCGTATTGCTTTTGATACAGGCCAGCGTTGCCGCTGCGGCAATTCCTGGTTTTACGCCAGTCACTTTGGAAACGAATTGGCCGATTAACAGGAGTGCGGCAACGCGATCCTGGCTACATAGAGGGCACCATCCGTTACGACAAGTTCACCGGCAATGATGGGCAGGAGCGTTATGTCACTGAGATTATTGCTGATCAAATGCAAATGCTCGGCGGTCGTGATGAAGGATCCAGCGGTATCACGCCACAGCGGCGACCGGCAAAGGTCCGTAACAACGATAAAGCCTATGCGTATGCAGGCGACGACTTCCACGATGACGACCCACCGTTTTAACCGAGCAGGGATCAGACAATGGTTAATGTGCAAGCAAGACAACTACGAGACATGCCCTCAGCCGCCGGGTTATGTCTTTCCAGAACTGAGGTGGCCGAGTTATGCGGTACCCCGCAACGCGCTCGCCAAGCTGCGTTTCTTAGGAAGAACGGCATTCGGCACTATCTGGATGCGCATGATTGGCCGGTCGTGCTGCGTGCTGCGATTGACGCGATGCCGCCTTCTCCGATGGTTCCGCCTGTGTGGAAGTCTAATAAGGTCGCCTGATGGGACGTAAGCCAAGCAAAACAGGCGCGATTCCGAGGTTTCGCGTGCGCCCTCAAAAGTCCGGCGTCGTGCATTACTACTACGACCATGGCGGCAAGCCACGCAAAGAGACGCCACTAGGACGCGACTACGGGTTAGCGATAAAGCGGTGGGCTGAGCTGGAACATGCGCAGATCACTCCTGCGATTGCGGTCACGTTCCGCCATGTGGCCGAGCGTTACCGCGCTGAGGTGATCCCAACAAAGGCGTATAACACCCAGCGCGTGGAGCATCGTTGTTTGGCTGCACTCCTGAAGTTTTTTGATGACCCCCCGGCGCCGTTTGAGGCCATTAAACCGATGAATATCCGCCAGTACCTGGATTGGCGCACTTCTAAGGTGATCGCCAATCGTGAGGTGTCCGTGTTTTCGCATCTTTGGAATTGGGCGCGAAGTAAGGGAATGACTGATCTTCCTAACCCTTGCGGGGGTATCCGTCGTAACAAGGCGACAGGCCGCGATGTATACGTAGACGATACGACGTACCGCGCTGTGTACCAGGCAGCGGACCAAACGCTCAGGGATGCGATGGACCTTGCCTACCTGACCGGACAGCGTGTGGCTGATGTGATCGCGATGGATGAGCGCCAT